TTCGGGTTGGGTTCACGTTAGCTACGACCCCAATGACTTAAAAAAGCAGGTGATGACTGCTACAAAACAAGACGGTAAAACTGTTTATCTCAATGGACTTGTAGCCTAAATGTCATTCCTAAAACTTAATTTCAAACCAGGAATCAACCGAGACACCACCAATTACTCTGGTGAAGGTGGTTGGTGGGACTGCGACAAGGTGAGGTTTTTCTCTGGGTTCCCTCAAAAGTTAGGTGGATGGCAAAAGGTAACGACTGAGAAGTTTGTCGGTGTGTGCCGTCAGGTATGGAACTGGATCACTTCTTTTACCGACAATTTTCTAGCCGTTGGCACAGACGTTAAGCTTTACATTGAGACGGGTGGACAGTTTTATGACATCACGCCTTTAAGAGCGACATTGGCAACCCCGGATACCGATGACTGCATAGAAACAACAAACACATCCACGACGGTGAATATAGCCGTTACAGCGCATGGCTGCTTGTCTGGGGATTACGTTACGATTTCTGGGGTGACGGGTAATGTCGGTGGCGTGCCTGACGCTGAAATCAATACCGAACATATTGTGACTCGGGTAGACGCAGATAACTTTACTATTACCGTAACAACGGCTGCAAACCTTACAACTTCAGGAGGCGGTTCATCTATTGATATTGAGTGCCAGATTCACCCAGGCTATCCAAGCACAACGGCAGGTTACGGTTGGGGTACAGGGACTTGGGGTGGTTCTTTTGCCTGGGGACTTTCTAGTAGCACACCAATTGACCTTATGCAAAGGGATTGGTTTTTTGCCAATTTCGATAATGACCTTGTTGCAAACATTCGGCTTGGTCCTATTTATTACTGGGAGCGCGGGGCTTTATCTACACCTTCCACGGCGCTAGGTACACGGGCCGTTCTTCTTTCCAGCCTTACTGGAAACGATTCTGTTCCTAATGTGGCAATGCAGTGCCTTGTATCGCAGAATGACAAACATCTTTTAGCCTTTGGTTGCCAGCCTTATGGGGGTGGATCTGGAGATTTTGACCCGTTGCTTATTCGTTGGGCAAGTCAAGATGAACCTCAATACTGGAATCCCACAGGCACAACGCCGGGTGGAGCTGCAAGTAGCGCAGGTTTTTTAAGGGTTTCACGAGGTTCAGCCATTGTGCAGGCCCAGCCAACACGACAAGAGATTCTAGTCTGGACAGATACGACGCTTTACTCCTTACAGTTTTTAGGTACGACCGACGTATTTGGCCTTCAGCAGCTTGCTGACAACATCTCGATTATTAGCCCAAGGGCCGCTGCAACAGCCAACAACGTTACGTATTGGTTCGGTACAGATAAGTTTTACGCCTATTCTGGTCAAGTTCAAACGCTCCCCTGCACGGTGCGGGAGTATGTATTTAAGGATATTAACTTTGCTCAGGCCGACCAGATTGTTTCGGGTACTAATGAGGGGTTCAACGAAATCTGGTGGTTCTACCCCAGCGCAAGCTCAACATGGAACGACCGGTACGTTGTCTACAATCACTTCCAACAGCTTTGGTTCTTTGGCAACCTTGGTCGCACGGCATGGCTAGACACGCCGCTTAGGGATTTCCCTACTGGGCTTTATACTGAAGAGTATACATACGCTGATACAGAAGCAGGTAATGCCGAGGAAGGGCTTGTTTACCAGCATGAAGTAGGTGTGGATGCTGACGGTGAGGCTATGAACTCTTACATTCAGTCCAATGATTTTGATTTAACCGAGGGCGATCAGTTTATGCTGACTCGGCGCCTAATTCCTGATGTAAGCTTTAGTCAGTCTACGGCTGCAACGCCTGAAGTTACCTTTGAAATGCGCCCCAGAAACTTCCCAGGCGGATCCTACAGCAGTGACCCATCGGACACACAGAGCGTATTTACAACATCTGCGAATGTAAATGCCTATACAAATCAAGTATTTATTCGGGCACGTGCCCGTCAGATGGCGCTTAAAGTAGCTTCAAATACGACGGGAGTTCAATGGCAGCTTGGTTCTCCGAGGCTTGATGTCCGACCGGATGGGCGTCGGTAATGGCGTTAGTCAAAAACTTTACGGCCCCGGCACTTCCGCTGCCTGCGCAGAACTATGATTTGCTGTCTGAAAGCGATAAAATCAGGACATTCCGGCTGTACTTTAACTTGCTGGATAGGTACTTAAACGATTTAACAACCATTATTAACGGCGGTGGACCTGGTTTAGGGCTTTTGATGCCGCATATTGCGGCTTCAGATTCTGGCGATCAGGTTGCTGGCGGGGACGATACACCGACTTTGGCTACGTGGGACACGCTTAATTCTGGGTATTTATGGACGTTAAACTCTCCAGGATCAGCCACAGCGCAAGTCGCGGGTGTATATAAGATTACTTACAGTTTACAATTTGCTAATACAGCTAACGCAGCACATGACGCAACCGTTTGGTTAAGAAACAACGGAACAGACATAGCAAACTCGACAACGCAGTTTACGTTAATGGCAAGAAAAAGCGCTGGGGTACCGGCGTTAAATGTTGGCTATTCTGAAGTTGTGTTTGAGGTAGCTGCTGGTGATGAGATTGAGCTTTATTGGGCAACTGAGCAGGCTTACGATGCTGGCGTTCAGGATGGAGTTTACATATTTGCAGACACGGCACAGACAACACCTTACGCTAGACCAGCCATACCGTCAGCGATTGGTTCAATTGTATGGGTTTCTGGACCCACTTAGGATTAAATTATGGCAACGCTAACACAAGCAGAAGCACAAGCTTTATTAAATCAAATGTCCACGGTTGGGGTTCCTACGAGAACCGTCAACAGGTATGGTGGTCTTCAAGCCATACAAGACATAGCCGGTGGTCCTGCTTATGTAGAACAAAGACTTGCTGAAGAAGCTGCAAATAATGCTCTTAGGGATGCTTACAACTCGGGGGCTATTTCGGCAGCTCAAATTGAAGCAATGTCAAGACAAATTGATGCGGGGCAAGACACAACCACGGCAATAAACAGAACGCTTGCGCAAGCAGCCGCCCCCGGCACATACAGTGATGTAGAACAACCTGCTGCATCTGCCTATGACTACATAGATCAGTATTTGTATCAGCCGTTTCTTGGAAGACCTGGCGAAGCTGCTGGACGAGAGTTTTACGGGCAGGAATTTGGCCCTTATGTTGACGCCGCCGAAGCCGCTCGATTTATTCAGGGCGCTGTTGATTCTGGAGAGATAACCCCAGAGCGTGGCAATGAACTGCTAAATCAAGTTTCGGGCTATTCCTATATTGAGCCTTTGTACCAAGAGTATTTAGGCCGTCCTGGTGACATTGGTGGTTTAACGTCCTACGCACAAAGCTTTGGTCCCGAGATTGATTTAGCAGAAAGACAGGCATTTATTGAAGGTGCCGTTGGTGCTGGTGAATTATCCCGTGCCCGTGCCGATGAACTATTGGCTGGACTAACTGCTGGCACAACAACAGATGTTGTTACAGATACTGGCGGTACAACGACGGGTGGCACAACAACGGGTGGCAGTTTAACAAGCGGTAATCTTAGCTTTAACCTTGGCAAAGGCGAAACCCCTGATTACCGGTCACAAATTATTGACCTCTACGAAACCCAGCTTGGTCGCACGCCTAGCGAAACAGAAGTACAGGGCTGGTTAAGCCAGATTGGCAAGACGCTTGATAAAGAAGGCACAAAATATACCTTTGATGACCTTACGAGGGATTTTGGAATTGGTGCCCAGCGTGAATTGGGTTATCGCCAACGCCAAGAATTTGTCAGAAATATCCCCCAATTTCAGCAAACTGTGGTGCCTGAGATTGAGTTTCCTACCGCGCCTCGACCTGCTCCCGTACTTGGCTTAACAGGACTCCCGACCACTCCTCAGAATATTCAAGCGCTGTATCAGTCCCGCCTTGGGCGACCCGCTGGCCTTCAAGAAATTGCTCGCCAACAAGAACTTATGGGGCCGATCATTAGCCCTCAAAAAGCATCTGATTTTGCTGCATCAACTGCGCAAGAGCTTGCTGGCGCTGGCAATGCTTACCGCCCGTTTACTGGTGTTGGGTATGCTCAGCCGATCCCGACAGAGGCTGTAGAGGCCAGGGCGGGTGGCGTTATTAATTACGCAGAAGGCGGTGAAGCAGCGTTAGCCGAGCCGACCAGCCCACGTTTAACAGCACAAGATTTGGGTTCTCGGTTTGATGTCGAGAGTTATAAGGATGAGCAGGGTCGCTTGGTTGGTGGGTATTCCCGACCCATTCTTGACGAGTACGGCGTCATTATTGGTTACGAAGATCGACCCTATGAGCGTGATGTTGTGTTTGGGGAAAGGCTTCGTGAACGACAGGCCGCTGCGCCACTTGATACTGAGCAGGCGATGCTGGATATGCTGGCCCGTCAGGGACGTACTGGTGTAAACCCTATGACAGGTGGCCTCGCTGGTATTCAAGTCGGTGGGCCGATGATGCGTAGCCAGCCTCAATATTATTCAACAATCGAAGCAGGCCGTCGGTATCGTGGTTTTGCCAAGGGCGGTCTTGCCGATGTTGCTCAAGACTTGGCCTCGAAGGGTCGGTTTGGTGACACGATGGTTGCCCACATTAGCCCCCAAGAAGCTGGTCTATTAAAAGCAATGGGCGGATCGGGAACGATTAATCCCAAGACGGGATTGCCAGAGTTTTTTAGTCTGTTCCCCAAGAAAGGCATCAAATTAAATCTTGGGCCATTGGGAAATATTAAAGTTGGTGCCAAGTCAAGTAACATTAT